TGCACAAGCTGGCGGTTGTCGGGGTTGTTGGCGTCAAGAGACTTGAGTGCGCCGAATGCAGCATCGAACGCCTCGCCATGTCGCGTGCGAGACAACTCCATACTGATATTGATGCGCTGGTCCTTGATCTGCTGATTGATGGCGGCGAGTTTGGAGTCGAATCCCTTTTGCAGGTGGTTGACGAAAGCGGTCGGGTCTTCGAAAAGGTCGGGCGTGGCCTCTTCCGGCTTCGGTTGAGCGGGTTGAGCCGGCTGGCGCTGAGAAGCAGTAAAGCCCTCGAATTTCGCATTGAGTTCGGCGATGGCTCTTTGAGATGCCGTCTTCTCCGCTTCGAGTTGCGCCTTGAGCGCATCACGTTCGGCCTGGGCCGCGCGCGTCTTCTCAGCCTCTTCACGTAGGCGCCCGGACGGAACACGCCCCTGCGCTTCGTGAACGGCTTCCTCGGTCTTCTCTTCGACTTTCGTCTCGGAGGTTTCCGAGGCTTCCAACTCTTCGTCGGCTTCCTCGTCCTCGTCTTCGGGTTCTCTCTGCCCTTCGAGACCTTCGCCCATCGCTTCAATCGATCGGTCGCCGGTTTCGTCGAGCGTCAATTCCTCCTTGTCGAAGGCGTCCCCGAACACTTCGCGTTCCGTACCAATTATGGCGTCGCGCAAAATATCGTTGGCCCGATCATCATCTGCTTTCGTCATTTGCTTTTCTCTCTATCGCTTGAGATGCGTCGTCGCGTTCACGCCTGCGACTGCGGCGCGTCCCGTATCGTGGTGACGGTGCGGAGGGATTGTTAAGCGAGCCCCAAACCCGCGCTTCGTATCGTGAAGCGGACGAACTGTGTCAGATTAGAAGCCCACGCCTTCAGGCGGGGGAGTAGTCACAGCACGATTCCTATTGCTGCGGCGCGGCTTGAGCCGGCGCGGCCTGCTGTTGCGGAGGCGCGAATAAGGCCAACGCCTCGGTCCAAATCTTGTGCTGAAGCTCTGTAGCGTCGAGCTGCGTCTGAGCGCCGGCCTGTTGGCTTTCCGCGATAGCCTTCGACGCCATGGCGTCTGACTTGCGCGCATCCGCCGCAGTCTTCGCGTTTGTGATCGCGGCGTGCTCCATCTGCAACTTTTCCACCGCCTGCTTCATGGCCACCTGCTGCGGATTCGGCGGAGGCGGTTGCATCATCTTCATGAGGCGCTGCTTCTCGGCGCGCGGCCCAGGCCACAACTCAATGAGAACGGCGGGCGGGACCGCTCCCGGCGGCAAGCCCTTGAGCATGTCGAACAGGTCTTCGGTCAAAGCCCCTGTGTCCGGACCTTCCTCAAGCACAATGTCCACGTCCAGCGCGCCGAGCGCGTTGACGATCACCGGGCGACCAAACTCGTCGAGAGACATGGTGTTGAGTTGGACGAACGCATTCTTTTGGTTTTCGTCGTCGGATATGCGAATCCACTTTTCCGAAGTCCAATGCCGCTGCGTCGCGTTCCAAATCGCTCGATAGAGTTTCAGCTTCCACTGGCGATAATTCAAAATGAACGGCCCCAACTCGGCCATGCCTGGCTGTTGGAGCAACTTGATCGCCCGACCCGATATGTTCGCGATGGACGCGCCGGATAGGACGGCCATGTTGATGCTGGCGAACTGGTCGATTTCGTTCGCCGCACCGGAAGCCATCTCGCCAAATACCGCCACATCCTGCGGCTTGTCGTCTGGCTTAAGCGTGCGGCCGGGATTGACCTCGATATAGCCGTCAGGCCGCGCCATTTCGATACGCGCCTTTTCAACATCATCGACGGCGCCCTTGTCCGCGACGATCCGGCGCGAGTTGGCAATGTGAAGCTGCTTCGACTTGCTCTGATTGAGCGAGTCCTGCGGCCCCTTCAGATTGCGAACGAAGCCGTAACGGTCGCCGTCATGATCCACCGCGACCGAAAACATCTTGAACGAATCGTCGCTCTTGCCGCGCTCGTCAAAGAACGGCGATATGCCCTGGTCGAGGACGACGGTCGAAACGTAGAACGCCCAGCACCATTTACCCCTGTTTTTATACCAGTGCTCAATGATGCGAACCCGCTGCGAAGACGTGATGACCCACTTATATTCGCGGTCGGCATTCGTCGTTAGGTCGCTGTCGCCTTCGATCAGCCCGCGAAGCTCGTCTTCCTTGTCCGGGAAAAGCTCAATCGCCTCGTCAATGTCGAACCACTTCGAAATGCCCTTGTAGCGAGCATCTGAGAAATCCGCGCGATAGGATTTCGGATCGTAGAAAAACTCATCTCCGATCACCCAAGGCGTCGCAATGTCGATCTGGCCCTTGTCGTCCTTCGTCAGGACAAGCTGCACCCCGGCGACGCCATCAATCCCAGATTGAAGCAAGCACCAAGGGTCGATGCCCTTGAAGTCGTTGGCCTCCAGCACGTAGCGGATAACCTGCGTCGCGAGGTCGGCGCCCTGCTCGCTGCGGACGTGACGAGGCAACGCTCTCGGGTCGGAGCGCCCGCGCTCGACGACGCCGACAATCTGGTTGATCTTGCGCGAAACCCGGTTCCAAGTGAGCGGCGGCTGGCGGCGGCGGCGAAGGGTATTGATCTGCTCTGGCGTATATTGCGCCCCGTGATAATAGCGCCGAGAGTCCTTCTGCTCCTCGATCTCATCAACTTTCGTCGTCAGGTAGTCCAAGAATTGCGTCCGCAACTTGCGAACGTCGAGGAACTGCTCTTTCTCTTCGTCAACGTCTTGGGGACGGTTCTCAGGCGACTTCTCGTTATTCTCGCGCGTTGCAACTTGCGGAGCCCAGCGCGCGGAGTCGCCGGAGGCGGCCTGGTCCCAGACGTTCGCCACTTACGCGCCCTTGCCAGACGCTTTATGAAGCGCCTTCTCGGACACAAGCCCGCGCTTCATGTGCGCCTTCATGCGCTTCGACACCCTCTTGGGCTTCTTCGCGCCATCATTCGGGAACTGCCCGTGCATTTTCTCGGCCCGATCAACATCGATGCCGCTTTTGTTGTCGCTGCTCTCGCCTTCAGGCATGTTCAGGCCCATCCGTTGCGTTCGACCAGCTTATCATACTGGCGCTGTGAAATCTTGCCGGCCTTCTTGGCCTCTTCCGCCGCGCTCTGTTCCTTCGAAGCCGGCTTCTGCTCGCCGAGTATTTCATTCAGGTCTTCAAGCGCCTCGTCCATCGCATCAACGGGGATTTCAAGCTGATGGCTCTCGACGGTCTCTGCGATTTTCTTGGCTTTATCAATCGCCTCTTTGGCCGTCTTGCCGGTCGCTACGACGGCGCCTATTTCCGGCATTCCTGTCGCTTGCGGGCTGACGTAAATGTCGCCGTTGATGACGGTGTAATGCCGCAGCTTTATGTTGTCCCGGTATTCTTCCGGGAAGCGAATGTGCGCGTAATTCTGGTCGGCCCATGTCGAGTGGAGGAGAACTTCCGCTCCCCATACATTCTCGTCAAATTCGGGCTCGATCAAAATCCCCTCAGCGCCATACCACATGACCTCGGAGAGATTGTTGCACATGATCTGCATCAGCTCGCTCGGCGGGCTCCCGCATCTCGCCGTGCCGTCGATCAGATAGCCCTTGCCGTCCGGCGTCACGCGGACTTCCGTGCTCCAACAGCCCCGATATTCATTCTCGCGCATGTAGGCGGATACGGCGCGGTTGACGTCCCGGACCTGATCAGGGACTTTGGCGCGATCAATGACCCGGCAAACGTAAGCCTGATCTTTCTTCTCGATCCCGCACATAGTCTTCGACCAGAAGCGCCCGTCGACTGCCATGCCATCCCACCCGGTCTCGATGGCAGGGTCAATGGCCTCCTCGACGACGAAATCCATAACATGCGCTCGCGCGCCGAGACGATGCTCCACCTCGTCTAACACTGGCTCGGCGTGATCATAGTTAAGCGCGTTCAACGTCTCGATATCGCCGCGCTCGCCGTGGTGCCCGCCCAATTTGACGAACTGATTTTTGTTGGCCTTTAGGTGCTTGCGAAGGGCGGAAATTCCCTTGATCTCTTTGTAGTCGCCGACAGGGAGACCCGCCTTTGCCATCATCTTCTTTGTGAAGACGCGATCTAGCTCCAGCATCGACCCCGCGTAGCCACACCCCCAAACTCGTTTTCCTTGCGAGCGGAGGTAAGTGTGTAACCCCGCGTTGTAAACGTCGGGGAATATCCAAAGGTCAATGTCGTCAGCATGCTCCCACGGATTGACCACGCGCTCGAAATCAGGGTCGCCCGCGCCGACAACGAGGCCCCGTGAAGTCGGATACGAGCCGACCCAATCGTTACAGTAGAGAACCCGTCCGAAGTCCTTTGCAAGCCGCTTGGCGATCTCGACGAATATGCCACCGGGTTCCCAGACCAAGACTGTGCGGTTAGAAAATTCATTTTTCATTGAGCCTCACAACAGGTCATCTATTCAGATATTCGATCGCCCGTCTCCTCGGGTTTGGTGGTTAGAGGGCCGTCGCGGCTGGAACCGCTTCGGCTCTCGCTTCTTATAAGCTAAAACCTGACTTGCTCAACCCTCAACCCGATCGAAGCGAGGGTCGCTCGGAGCGCCGCTGTGCATCGGCACCTCGGGATAATCGTCGAGGTGGTTGACGGCAGGAACCGGGTCGAGTCGCAACGTCTCGGCGCGGCCCATGAAATCAACCGCGAGGGAAAACTCTCTAGCCGGACCGACCAGCGCGGCTACGTCGAACCTCTTGCATGACGAAATGTGAAGATAAGCGCCTGAATGATCGCTCCAAGTGTCCAACACCATAAAACTGTCTGTGAGGGGCTGGCAGGCAGTCATGCCGTTGCCGCCCTTGCCGTCGGCGGTCGGGTATTGCCAAACCGCTGGGGCTCCTGCCGGTGTCATCCCAAGTGACTTGACCGCGAATACGAGGAACTCTCGCCATTGTTTTTCCGAAAGAACACCGCGCAGAACCACATTCTGAGTGTAAATCATGCGGCCAAACTCAGTCATGTATTTTCGCCATCTGCTTGGGGGAGATCAGCCCGCGCTTCGCGGCCTTACGGATCATTTTGGATGGCTTGGCGGCCTTCATCGGCTTGCCGCGAAATGCGACCTTCGCGTTGTTGGGTTGGGTGATTGTCGTCGCCATTACGCGGCCGTTGCGAACATCGAAGCCGCAGCGACGGCCAATGCGAATTTTCTCATCGTCGATCTTCCTTTTTCAGAACATAGACACAGTGCAATCTCGGCGCGTCATCAACGCGAAGCACGATATTGCGGTCCTGGTCATGCTCGAATCCGAAGTGCTCAAGCACCCTTATAGAATGATCATTGTCGGGGAGAACAGAAGCCGCGACGCTGTTGAGACCGAGTGTATCGAATGCAATGTCGAGAACAACGCCGACCGCGCGCACCGCGTAACCTCGCCCAACGAACGGCGCCCCGATCCATGTTCCGAGCAACCCGGCTCCATCGACGAACGGCCCAAGCGTCACGCCGCCGACAAGTTCTCCGTTCGGCCGGCATATCAGGAACGAATAGCCCCGGCCTTCCCGTGCGACCTGTTCGACCTCCGCAACCTGTTTCGCGAAGCTTTGCTCGTCAAGTGGCGGTTGCCAATCCGGCTCGACTGCGGCGAGATAGTCCGCCGACGCCTCTCGCAGCGCGCGCCAGGCGGGATAGTCGCCAAGCGTTGTGAGCCGAAGGATGACACCACGAGCATGGATCACAGCGGGCGGACGATGCCAAGTTCGTTGATGCGGTTCTTTCCGTAACTGTCTCGGCCGAGTTGAAACGACACTTGAAGACCGCTCTCGTTCGCGTCGTCCATGATCGAGATGGCTTCGCCAAGAGCAGCTTCTAGGCGCTTTCGCAAATCCGCTGCTACTTCCGTGTCGGAGCGGCCTGGAACGATGGCAGCGATGGTGGTGCAGTCTTTGTAACCGGTGCTCATATCAACTCCTACATAATCATCACATCGAGCGCCTCGTCGTGCTCGACCGATCGACTCTCGCGATAGTCGTCGCGGGCCTTGACCTCGGGATTGATCGCGGACGGTCCAGAAATCATCTTGTCCAAGAGCTGGCCTATGAGCCCAAGAGCGTCAACCGCGTCGTCGTGGACGCCAGCCGGAAATCGCAACATCTCCGCGACCACATCAGCCCGCCACGGAGCATTGGCCGGAATACGCAGCCCGCGCGTCGCGATCAGCCCCCGGAATGATTGAGCCCTGACCGATTTATCGCCGCGAGTCGGGAACTGCTCGCGCGCCGTATAAGCCTTGCGAGCGCGCATCTCACGCTCTAGGAACGGCCCGACGCCGCTCTTGATCTGGCCAGTTTCTTCGGCCCAGGCCATCGGCTTCCACTTGCGAACAAGGTCGCAAAGCGCCTCAACCCATACATCAGACGACGCCTGTTTGCGCCAAATGTCCAACAACCACGGGTCGCCGTCAGGGTCCAAACCAAGGACAGCGTGAACAGTGTAGTCGCCGCCGCTTGACGTAACGGCATAATCGCTCGCACCGTATATTCTGAGGCTATCCCGAGGCGGCGTCTTCTCGACGGGGATAATCCATTCCGCTTTGAAATAGTCGCCGGTATCAGGTGTCGGCTCTTGCTGATAGAGCGCCGACCAAACGCGCGAATCACGCTTCGCATCCGCCCGCATCTGGTCGTTGAACCACTCAGGCCAAAGCGCCTCGCCCAACTCGCGCCCAAGCGGGTCGTCTTGACTGTTGGCCTCCATCGGGAGCTTGATGATCCGCCAGCGGTCGCCTTCGTCCCGGAGAATCCGGCCGGCGAGATCGTCTTCATGCCAGCGAGTCATCATCAAAATCACGGCAGCGTTTGGCTTCAACCGAGGGCCTAGATCGAACCGCCACCAATCCCACTGTTTGTCGCGAACTCGCTGGCTGTCTGCGTCCTCGCGCGAGCGAATCGGATCGTCTATGATCGCAAGATCGGCTCGGCGCCCTGAAATACCGCCCCCTATGCCAGCCGCGAGATATTCCCCGCCTACGGTCGTTTCCCATCTACCAGCGGCGCTGTTGTCGCCAGCAATGCCGATGTTCAAAACAGCCGAATTTGACGCCAACAGGTTCCGAACGCGCCGGCCCCACTTCTCCGCTAGTTCCTGAGTATGAGAAGCCCCGATAATGCAAGCGTCTGGACGCTTGGACAAATACCAAGGCGGGAACAGCACGCTCGCATAAGTTGATTTGGCGCTGCCTGGCGGCATGAATATGCCAAGGCGGTCATAATCACCCCTAGCGATCCCTTCCAAGCCGTCGATGATGATCCGGTGATGCGCGGCGGGCTCGAACCCGCAACTGCGACAAAACGCCGTGAGAGAGTGACGAATTGCTCGCCGGGCGATCTCTGCCTCGATAACGGCAAGCGGTGGTATTTTCGCGAGAGATGGACGCGCGGCCAGAGATGATGTCATGGCGGCGGCGAGGTTGTTTCACAAAATCGGGCTTGGATAACGGTAATTTGTATCACCGGATTATTTTCCCGTCAACAGCCCCAAGGCGCGTCGTGCGGATCGAGAACACCAAGCGCGATAGCCGCCGCGTGGAGCGCGAAAACAAGCGCGATGGCCTGATCTGGCCTAATATCCTTCTCGTCGATGACCATGTGCATGAACGGCCCCAACGCGCGCGGGCAGCGATGCTTGATCGAGGACTCCACCAGATCGAGCTTGTTCCCCCAAGCCCGCACGGTTTCATCGGATGGGCCGTCGCCCGTCCCTGAACTCTCGCCGGGTCGAATATCTGTCGGTATCCCCTTGGCCGCGCGCCAGCGGCGCTTGATCGACGCAAACTCGACGGCGGACTCCCGCAACTCTTTCCGCAGCATCGTATTCTCTAAAAAAAACCGCCCCAACGCCGATTCGCAAAGCTGGTCTCGGTTGCCGCGTCTGTGTCCTTGGGCGAGAACAGTCTGCATCTCGGCTTCCTCGATCTGGCGCGCGAACCCGGCGCGCTGCTCTTTCGTCGGCTGGACGAGCTTGCCGTTGGGGTGGCGACGGCGAAGCTCTTTTGATCTGGATCGGGCCATTATTTCCCACAAATTTTACGGCGGCGCCGAGCTTGGATTGCGTCGCGGTCCATCACACGGCGAGGCTCTGCATCTCGGCTTCCTCGATCTCTGGCCTTCGGTTCGATCCACCGCTCGCTTTCGTCAAGAATCGTAATGACCGCGCGAGAGGTAGGATTGATGACATACGTGAACCCGTCGATACTGACTTGCGTCGCGCCAATGGCAATGGCTGCCCGGACCAACTCCGCGATGTGGTCGCGAAACGATGTCAAGTCAACGCCACCGACGCGCTCAATAAACCTCATCAGGGCGTGATCGGTGACGTTGATCTCCATCGGCGGTGATTATTGAACCGGGACGGGCGCCGTGGCCTCGTGCTTCTCCGCGCGCGCCTTGATGGCGTCAAACTTCGCCTCGGCCAGTTCCTTCCTGAGCTTCTCGATCTCGTCGTTTACCTTGCTCGTCGCCGCCTGAGCCGCCGCAGCCTGGTCGGCCGCTTGGTTCCGCTGGGCCTGCAAGGTCGTGATAATCCGGTTGGCCTGCTCGCTCACTTGCTCGACGGTTTGGGGCGGCTGTTGCGCCAGAGCGACGCCAGCGAGAGCAACAAAGGCGGTGACGGCAAAAATGAAGGTTTTCATTCTGGTTTTTCCTTCTTCTGGCGGCGATACCAAGTCATGCGGGAGACGCCTTCAGCCTTCCACGGTTCTGAATCTGCTACTTTGACAGGACGCCCACGCTTAGAGGCGGGCTTATCCGCAAGCGCCGCCTTCGCCTTTTCAATCTTCAGTTTTTGGGCGACCGGTTGAATCACTTCCTCTTTCGCAGCGACGTGGCCAGCCGTTCGTGTCGCGCTCGAAATATTCTCGTAGAGACGCGGCGGGCGAAGGTTGGGGAATTGTTCTTTGTGGGGCTCTTTTGCCATCCCGATTAAAATACCACCGGCGGATTAAAATATCAAGAGCCACCCTAGCCAAGCTTCGTCTGGATCGCCTGCAACACCCGCAGCTCGTCGTCTGTCAGCTTGTCCAGGTTGCGATATTCGACGGGACCGCCGTTCGGGCCGGAATGTGTCATCGCCGCAAGTTTCGGGTGGATGTAAGGCGCTGCGTCTTTGGCGTAGTTGTGGGCTTCCTTGAGGTTTTCCCTCTGCAAAGCGGAGTGCATCGCCTTCAGCATGACCTCCAATGGAGTTATGCCTTCTGCAACAGCTTCGACAACAGCCTGCGCCTTGCGACGGCGGGTCGAAATGCTCTTCGTTCCCGTTGGCCTTCCCGCTCCGGGGCGCTTCCCACCTTTTCCGGCCATTGATTTCTCGGATTCCCATTGATTATTTTTTCAATGCCATTTGATTTTTCCGGGCGCTACATTCCTTATTTCGCACAAAACCAACCTCTTATCAAGAGGTTCGCATGGGATTGATGGGGCGTCAAGAGCGGGGGCCGCTGACAGTCAGCATTACCAGTTCACGGCGTGTCGTTTCATGCGGCCGCCCTCTATGTGTAATTCCCCTCTTTGGCTGACTGTATCAGCGAAGAAAGGGCGAAGCGATTGGCAATCATTGGTAGCCTCTTGATCTTGCCTGCGACTTGGCGCTGCCCAAGCGAACGCAGACACGTTCCTGTTCGCTGCGCTCACTGACCGGAACAAGGAACGGCCAACTGCGGTCTGTTGCGGTTCGTGAGGCCCTGTCGGCTCACAATTTGTTTACTTTTTGTCTTGCCTGCCGCGTTCTAGCTCTGAGCCGGGCCAGTTAGGCCGCCATCGCGCCTCAATCGGGGTTCCGGGGCCGCGCTGGCGAAAGAGCGCGTAAACGATCCTAAGAAAGCCTTAGCTCTTTGATCCGAATTTCCGCGACGGCGGCAGAGACATCAAAGACCTTGGCAAGCGCCTCTGGCGTTCGGGCTCCGGCGCGCCATTTCTCGCCGACGACAGGGGCGGGCATGAGGATAGAGGCGGCGTAATTATTGGCCTGCCGCTCGATGGCTCCGCCTCTCGCGCTCCGATAAAGGCCGTCATCAACAATTTCATCGCCGATCTTGCTGCGATGCAGCACATAATGCGCAATCTCGTGGGCGATAGTGAACCGACGGCGCGTTTCGCTATGACGTGAATTGACGGTGATTTTGTATCCGCCGGATAAATCGCGCTCGATCTTGCCGGAAACGTCCGTCCCAAGGTCTTCCTCCAAAACGGGCAACCCCAATGATCTTGCGAGCCCGCGAACATCGCTCGGCGCGGACTGCGTGAAATCGGCAATAACTTCGATCGGAAGCGGTTCAAGAGTCGTTTGCATCGTCGTTCCCTTTCAGAGAGATAGCACGGTTTTATCGGACAAACCAGGAATATCGCTTCAACCCATTGATAATCAAAGAAACATTTATATTGACCGATGCGTCTCCGTGGATTTTTCTAATTCACGCAATTT